CACACCTGACGCCAAGTTATTGTTTTTTAAGTGCTTATGATATTGAGCTATGCACTGTGTTGCAGAGGGCACAAAGTGCCAAAATTCTGGCTGTGGCCGCGCGGGTGTAATGAGCACTGATAGCTAGTGTATTGAGCACTGGATAATGTGATCAATACACTAGCGAGGGAAGGGTTAAGGAATGATGTAATCGCTTTTGATGTACTCGCCTGAGTCAAACTTCAACAATTCAATCTCACTGAGCGAGAAGCTATCTCCAGCAGCAGCCCCATTAATTATGAATGTCGGCATCACCAAATCATCGGAGCCAACTATCTGGAACCGTACAAAACTGTAGCCGCCATTCATGCCGACCATAGGCATCGAATGGGAGGCTAGCTTCAGATAAGATGCTGAGATGCTCACCGTAACCGATTCGTCATACCCGGTAAGTCTGAACTTCAGGCAGTACATGCCAGGAGGGTACTTCTCAGTAGTATTAAAATTGCAAATAATACGGGGAGAAGGCGTTCCGTCTGCAGTGTAGGAGTTTCCAGACTTTGTCAAACCTTGAACTTCAGCAGGGCCTGCCATAGCCACAGAAACGCAGTTCTTAACGTCATAAGAGTCAAAAAATGACTCCACATGACTGCGTGACTCTACCAGTTTGTGTGTGTTGAACCCCTCATAGATGTGCACGTTCTCAACGTAGTATGAGGACTCTGCGCCTGCTGCAAAATATTCCAAATCTTTGAAACTTCCGATTTCGACATGGTTGCCAGAAGTAACAGGACCAAGCTTGATGAGGCCATATCGGATCCCATCTTTGTCGAATATGAAAGTGTTGTCATTACTAGGTACATAAAACTTTGGATTGACAGCAGGGTCGTTTGTGGCGCCAAGCGAATGAATTTCGTTATGCTCAATCAGGTTTCCGTCACCAACAACATGAAACCACGGGAACGGTGCATACTTTGGCGGAATTGCGTTTACGGCGTAATAATCCATTCTCTCGAAACGGCAATCGTGGACATGCCCCTTACTGCCCAGGAACACAGTATTGGACGCTGGCTCAATATCAAAGTATTCAAGTGTGTAGTTAGATGCAAAACTCAAATCAAGTGACGAGTTGTGGATCCAGCCGCCAGAGATAACCAGGCCTGTTGACTCTATTTCACCTGCTGACGGTGTTGGGTCAACCACCAACGCATATCCACGGTTGAAAATTTCCTCGTTCGGGTTTGCTGCGGAGTTGATTTCATCTGCCGCATAGAAGTTTCTGAATTGGGCAAAATGGCTGCCACGCAGCACGACACTCTGCTTGAACCCAGCCACATACAGGTTGATGTGTTGGGTGTTGAAACAGTTGATAATCAACATCCCTATACCGTCTGAGCGGGCATCCTCTGACGCTGCATAAAGCTGCAAATCATATGTAAACAACCCACCATATCCGGTGTTTGTGTACGGAGTGGTGTCTCCTCGCAAAGGATGCACGGTTAACATTGGGCCAGCAGCGTCACCAATCAGACGAGATATGTTGTTCGAGACCCCATCCAGAACAAGGCCAGGATCTCTAACAAAAGCGTTTCGCAATAGAACATCCATTGCAGGGATCTTAACTGTCCCAGCGCGCATATCCTGCGTGCCGCCATTAGTGGAACGAGCAGATGCGCGGACTGATGCCTCAAACTCCGCTGTGTATGCTGTGCCTGCGACTGCCCTCCCAGTCGCCATCGGAAGAGATATCTCCCCGGGGAGGTGATCCAATTTCCAGCGACGTCCAAGCACGTCAACTAGACAAATAACTCCATCATCTGGCGTGGTTGTATCGTCATCATCTCTGTAAAACTTACCTCCAGCTCCATCGCCACGGAAAACCTTGCCATAGCAATCGATAACATCCCGAAAACCACTGTAGTTTCGGATTCCTGAATGATTAAGCTCAAAAGATGAGATTAAACCGATAGCTTTTGCAAGCTGGTCATCGTCTACCTTACTCGGCACAACCCCTGCTGCTGCCAGAACGTTTAGCAGCTCGTTGGTAATCTGGTTGAACCAATCCCCACCAGGAACTGTCGGGGGAACGCCAGCCCCACCTTCTGTAAAATATTGCCTTACAGCAGATGAAACAGGCTTACGGGCCGGTTCGACATCAACACCACTTCCACGGTCAGGCCAGAACATGGTTACACCTCATAGTTAAAGTCGTAATAGAAACCCGCCAGTTTCAGGCGATTGAGCACGCATTCGAGCACCAGGGGGGCGTTGCCGCGCAGAGGGGTCAGCACGTTATCCAGGACGGTGAAGCGTTCTTCTGGCAGGTCGTAGACATCCACCCGCAGGACGAAGCGGGTAGAGGCCGGATAGATGGGATAGGTCACACTGCGCAGCACATGGTGCGGCCACTGCTCTGACACCTTCACTGTGAAGCCGAGCGCAGCGGCGATCTGCTCAATCATCCAGGTCTGCAGGCCGCCCTTGCGGTGGTACTTCTCGACCACGGCAGCACGGCGCATCTCAAAGGGCTGATTCACGATGCCGCATTCCGGCAGGCCTAGGTATTCCTCCCACTCCGGGAGCAGCACCACGGTTGTTTCGGGGCGCATCTCAAGCAGCAGCTGGTCGGCGCTCAGCTCCAGCTCGGCCAGGCGCTTGGCGAACCCCATGACGTACTTCTGCTGCAGGAGGGCATCGCCCCATTGCTCTACAGCGTGGGCCATGTGATCACTCCGATGACGTTCAGCTCATCCGGGTCGGCCGGCACATCGGCCGCCAGATCCAGCGAGTAGTCTTTGACGCCTGCTGCTGACCCGATGGCCGTTCTGATGCTGCTTAGCAGCAGGGTATTGCCTGGTTGCAGGGTGCGCTCGTAACCACTGATGTTGGCCGTAATGGCTGCCCGGATGTTCGCTGTGTCAGGGGTGGGGGTAATCGACAAATCGGTAATCTTGAGCTGAATATCGATATCAACCGGCTCAATGCCACCCGGGCGGCCAACCAGGACGCCAGTGGCCGGATCAGGGTGGCGAAACAGGTACTCCATCATGAATTGCTGGTCTGTCGGGGTTGGCAGAATGTCGATACGGTCATCGAAAACCCAACCGATACCCACGGTGCCACCGCCTTGCCATGCGTCATAAGCCCAAGCACGGGTGACGCCAGGCACTTCACGCATCCAGGCCACGTAATCAGCCACAGCGCCACCCATGGGCGGGTTTCGCTTGCGAAACAGCAGGCGCTCCAACAGCTCAGAAATGGGTTCAATGTCGGCACCGCCGCTGATGTCACCGCTGGTGCCATTGGCCTGCAGACCGGGAACGGGGGTGACCAGGGTGAGCACCTCGCCGGCGATGAGGTTACCGGCAGCCCCCACGACAACGGCTTGCACTTCGACAGCGACGGTACCGCTGCTGGGGCTGGCGCTGGATGTCACGGCATACTGGCGGCCATCCTTGTGCTGCAGCACGGTGCCGACCGGCGCAGGCACGGTGCCATTGAGGGTGGCAGGGCCAGCGGCATAGGTGGCCTGCTTTCGAATGACCCCTTCAAACTGGGCCGTCTCGATGATGGTCTGATCGTCCGACTCGGTGGTCGGGATGATCTGGCGCACGATCCACGCCTGGTGGTCGTAGGCATCGCGAATGCCTGCGCTGACAGCGGCATTCAGCGCCAGCTCGATGCCGAACTTGGGCAGCACGGTATCCAGGCTGGCTTCGAGATCCAGCGCACCACTGGCGATGATTTGGCGCAGGGTGGGCACGCTATACGGCATTGGCTTGCGCCTCCCAACGTTGCTTGATGCTCAGGCTCAGCTCGCTGCCATCTGGGCGGGTGATGGCGATATCGAGCTGCAGCATCTGGAATTGCGGAATGGACCCGGTGACGGTGACGAGCTTGGCGTAATCGGGCTTTAAATGGCGATCGAGGGCGGTTTGCGCATAGGTCACCGCCTTGTTGCGCACATCGGTGGTGAGCTTGCTGCGGTCGAGCAGCCAGAGCTTGCAGCCCCAGGGTTCGTCGGCGAAGGTGTCCCCCGGCCAGCCACGGCGATCGTTGGTGCCATCAGGTAGCACGT